TATGGTTTCAGGACACATCTAAAGACCCCGAAGTTCAATTCCTAAAAGAAAAATCTTACAGAGACAAGTTTGAACGATTCGTATTTCCTTCCGATTGGTCTCTTGAAAAATATCATCTTGATCTTGCAGTTGAATATGAGAAAAGTGTTGTTCTTAAAAACGCCATTACTCCCATTCCAGTTCACACGAAACCCAAAGACGGCCCAATAAGATTAGCATATATTTCTACTCCACATCGTGGATTGGATTTGTTGATTGGAGCATTTCGTGCAATGAAATTAGAGAATGTAGAGTTGGACATATATTCTAGTTTTAAGATTTATGGGTGGGAGGAAAAGGATTCCGAATATCAACCTTTATATGATGCTTGTTTGGATACACCGAATGTCAATTATCATGGCACAGTATCCAACGATGAAATTCGAGCAGCATTACAACAAACACACATTTTAGCATATCCGAACATATACCAAGAGACAGCGTGTATTTCGGTGATTGAAGCGATGAGTGCTGGTTGTGTAGTTGTCTGCCCGAACCTTGCAGTCTTACCAGAAACGTGTGCTAACTTTGCTTGGATGTATGGATATGTTCAAGACAAGACTGAACACGCTAGGAAGTTTTCCTATGTTCTGAAGGATGCAATTGACAGTTTTTGGGAAGCACCAGTTCAAGCTGGTCTTGGATTCCAGAAACAATATTTTGATATGCACTATGACATTGATACTACTGCTAAGCAATGGGAAATGATGTTAGAGACTATCAAATCAAACATTGAATATTCTAAACAAAAAAAATGATTATGGCAAAGAAAGTGAAAGTAGAAAGAGAACCTATGAAGGTTAAACGTACTCGTAAGATTACTGAGGAACAGCGAGAGGCGCTTCGTGAGAGAATGAAGCTCATGAGAGCAAAGAGAGCTCCTTCCGAATATAAAAATGTCAGCAAAATGGTAATGAGTTTACCAGATGATGACACATATTCTTTCAAGAACATCAAAGCATGGATAAAACACAATAAAGAGATGGTTGCTGCTCTCAATGGTCAAGCAAGAAGTAGAAGTGCTACAGATAAAGAACGTAGAACCTCAGAAATTTCCGCGGCTTCCAAGAAAGCATATATTCGCTATATGGAATATTATCTGAAAACAGGAGATTGGATTTCCATGTTTTCGGGCCAAGATGAAGAACATAAAGTAGTTCCTAGATGTGTTGCGATGGCATATTACGCTGATGGAACTCCTAAGAGGTCTGAAGGGGTATTCTATCCAGATATTAATGCTGTGTGGACAAAGAACATGAACGAAACGAAATATGGAACATCACAGGAATATGTTCCAAAAATCAAAAAAACTGTTGCAATGACAGATAAGCAATTTATAGGAGAAGTATAATATGGCTGAACATAATGTTATCGAAACTCTTGAGATGGTTGATGAGGCTAAAACAAGAGAAGAGAAAAGAGATATCCTCAAGAATAGAGCTAACTATGCAACTCAAGCATTGTTACAATTGAACTTTCATCCAGATGTTAAGTGGCACATTCCGAAAGGTTCACCACCATATACACCAAGTCAGGAAGCGGATTCTGTTGATGGTGCTTTACATTTTGAGGTGAAAAAATTAGATTACTTTGTCAAGGGTGGTGGACATGACCTTTCTATGCTCAAGCGGGAATCAATGTTTGTTCAATTGTTGGAAAGAGTTGACCCAAAAGATGCTAAATTGTTGATAGCTGTCAAAGACCAAAATCTGTCTTACAAGGGATTGTCTTACAAATTGGTCAGAGATGTATGGCCAGAGTTGCTCCCCGAAGTCGAAGAAATGGAGGATGTAGAGGTGGAAGTTGAATCAAAACCTAAGAAAAAATCAAAGAAAAAGTAGTTGTAGAAGATTAAAAGTATATAAATATAACTACAAGTTTGGTTGAGATTGATTTTTCATGTATTTTATTGAACTGATTGAATAACCAAAAAAGGATACAAGTATGGTAAAAATAGTAAGGGTGTTCCTTGCTTTATTTGCTACACTATGGTATACTACTTCATCTATTAATAGTAACGCGCCATCTCAGATATGGAAACCTGAAGAGATAGAAAGAATTCTCAATCAAAAGGTTGTGAATGTGTCGCCACAATACTATTATAAAACCCCCGAACCAACAACTAGATATTCATTGAAAGACGTAGATTGTCTAGCAAAAAATATTTATTTTGAGGCGGGTGTGGAGAGTACAGCAGGGAAACTCGCAGTAGCAAACGTTACGATTAATCGTAAACTCAACAAAAGTTACCCTAATACCATTTGTGGTGTAGTTCAAGAAGGCATTCATTATTATAGTTCTAAGTTAAATGATCATGTTCCTGTGAGAGATAGATGTCAATTTTCGTGGTATTGTGATGGCCGTTTGGATATTCCAAACGAAGGTAGAACATGGAATTCTGCACAAGCACTTGCAGTAAAAGTTCTAGATAGTCATTATGAAGATAAGTTGATAGACATAACAGATGGTGCTACTCATTATCACGCTAATTGGATGGAAACATATCCAAAGTGGAGTAAGCAAAAAAAGATTATGGCTTCTATCGACAGACATATTTTTTATAGAAAACATTGATTTTTTGACGAATTGACTTGACAAACATCTCACTTTTCTGTATAATAGTATATGAAAAGTGAGAAATGTTTAATTTTAATAGAGATTGAAAATGAAAAAGTTACTATTGACAACAAGTTTTTTAGCATTACTATGTTCAGCTTCTGCTGCAGAGACAAGAACAGAAATCATTACAGAAGAAGTCTGTCATGCTATAGCAGGATGTTGGGTTGACACTACAACTGGCGAGTGTCCAGATTGTGTAATGGAAACACGAAAAATTGTTATCGAAAATAAAGTTATAGTGGAAACAATAATGCCAACTATCAAAAAAGTTGCTTTAGAAGTACCTAGTTCCTATTATAATTACGGATACCCTACACTTGCTGGAATGAATGTATTAACAACTCCATTTATTCACAATTAATCTAGTTACTATATAATATATTAGACAAATAACAACAGGAAAATAATATGCCATATTATGATTACAAGTGTTCTTCTTGTGAGCACGAATTTGAAGAGAACATGAAAATTGTTGACAGAAATAAACCCACCGAAGAACCCTGCCCAAGTTGTTCTAAAACAAGCGTGAGTCATATATTCGGCAAAAGTCATATTGGTGACCCTTGGCACCATGCTGGTAGGAGAATCGATGATGGTTTTAGAGACCGCCTTAAAGAGATTAAAAAATTAAATCCAAGAAATACTATTGATATACGTTAGTTTATGAAAAAATTTAGTTATGACCTTTTTGAGAATCGAAAAGACCTAATAGAACAAGATAATTCGGGTTCTAATGGTAGGGTGTATCATGCTCCTAATGGAACGTATCCATCTATTACAAACCTTCTATACGAAATAGTTTCTAAGCCTGGAATTCAAGCTTGGAGAAATAGGGTTGGTCACGAAAAAGCACAGAGAATTTCTACCAAAGCATCTATTCGTGGAACTAAAATTCACAATGTAATCGAAAAATATTTGAGAGGTGAAGAGGATTATCTACAGGGTGTAGCAGCAGAACACATTGAACTTGTCAAACTTGCTATCCCACAAATAGATGAAAAGATAGATAACATTCGTGGTATCGAATTACCATTGTGGTCTGATGCTTTGAAGACAGCGGGAACAACGGATTTGATTGCTGAATACGAAGGTGAATTAGCAGTTATCGATTGGAAGACCGCTACCTACATTAAGAAAGAAGAATACATTCTATCTTATATTCTACAGGGAACAGCTTACTCAAGAATGATATATGAAATGTATGGTGTCATTCCTAAGAAAGTGGTTCTTTGTATGTTGATAAGGTTCGATGAGAACAAATACAATCCATTGATGGATACTGATGTATTGGTTGATTGGAGAGTGTTTAATCCCCTAGATTACATACATAAACTAAAAGATGTTTGTGATGCTTATCACTTTAAAATGTCTTGACAATTTGTTCCCAACATGGTATGATATAAATATCACAAAGAACATAAAGAATTTGTTTGATGACTCAAGAGAATAGTTAAGTAAGACGCCGGTTCGATTCCGGCCAGCTCCACCAAAGAAAGTTATGGAAAAAAAATTAATGTGGCTTGCAATAATGATATTGCTTGGATTGTGTTTAACTTATGCAACACTTTATATTGGGTATGACTTTCGTTGATGGGGCTGTTATGGAATTCGATTGCTAATGAAGGTATTGAAGAGAACAAATTGGGTGATTGACTACAATCAACTAAATTAGATGCAAACTTTTTCGCAGCTAATAATTCAGATTATTCCCCAGCGCGGGTTGCTCTAGCGGCATAATTAATCTATAGGGTTTGGGGAATCGCCTCGTAACAGAAGATTCCCCGCTACACATTTTTTTGGATAGGAATATGGCAAACAAAGTTCATAAAAGATTGGGAGATGGTAAAATTAATACTCCCGATGAAATGATTGAAGATCAAGAAGAAAAATTATGGGAGCAAAATCCAATGGAAGCATTACGTTATGAGAAAATCGAAACAAGGAAGAAACTGAATTGGATGGCAAGATATGTTTTGTCAATGATTATAGTTCTAACTTTTTTGTTTTTAATATGGTTACTATTTTATGGTTCATTGCCAGCCGAGTCGAGGGATTTGGTGAATATTATGGTGGGTGCTTATGTGGCCGTCCTAGCCAAGGCAACTGATTATTGGTTCAAAGACAAAGATGATCCAGAACAGAAAGAAGGGGAAGCTGTAAGTAATGGTGGTAATGATAATACGATTTAACTTGACAATGGAACTATAATATGGTAGAATTACTTAATATGTTTACTTCTGAACGATATAATAATGAAATCAACGAAATTGTTGATACGACTAAGATGAGTTTCCTTGATGCTATAATGTATCATGCTGATGAAAATGGTCTTGAGTCGGAAACAGTAGCTGGTTTAATTAATATCAAAACTAAAAACAAACTAAGGGAAGAAGCGGAAGCATTAAATTTTATGCCTAAGACATCCAAACTTCCCATATGATACCAAAAGTGCGACCCTTTGAAGTGTACCAAAAATACTTATCGTTGAAACAGCACTTCAACAAAACGAACTATGATTACTTTAAGTTCAACGGTAAGGTACGAGCAAATGAATCTTCTTTCGATAAGAGAAGAGATAAGCATCATTTTGTTCGTTTATCAAAAATTTATAAAGAAGAAGACCTTACAAAATTTCTTGTTTCCAATTTTGTGAAAACAAAAGATTTGTGGGTAGGTAATGTAACCTCACCAGAAGGTAGAGAAAATTACATTGCTTGGAAGGCGAGGATACAAAGTCTTCCTTATGTATTTGAAAATGAGATTGGTTCTTTGTTTGAAGAAAACGAGAGTTTCAATTCCATTTTTGATGTAGTGGATGGTCAACATCCAC